ACCCAGTCTCAAGGAGCATGTCTGCGCTCTGGATGTCAGAAAGAATGTCTAGCAGCGTATCGTTGTCATAGGTTCCTAGATCAGAGAGTCGGTTGTCTGCCACAAGGATGGCAAGTGCTCGGTCATCATCGCAGTCAACCCAGTAGACAGGAAGATGCGTCATCCCCATCTGCTTTGCTGCCATGTAGCGGTGGTTGCCCGCAAGGATGTACTTGCTAGACTTCTGAACGACGATGGTTCCGAACCACCCGTTCTTCTCAATGCTGGTGATGATTGCACCGATATCACCCTGTCGGGCGTTGCGTGGGTGCGGTGTCAAATCCCCGATGGGAACGTATTCAATAAGCGTTGATGCTGGTTGTGGCTGGGTCATCGGCACGCCCCCGACCTGCGGCAGCGGGGAGGGAGGGGTGACGGTTCCCAAAAAAATTTTACGCTTCGCTTGGGGGGAATAATCATGAGCAGGGTGGCAGTTCGTCCAGCCTGAACCTTGAGACAACGGTACGAGCAGTAGTTGCACCAACAATGGATATCGGAGCGAAGTTCTTACCGCGATAGAACAGCAGGGTTGGTACAGACTTGATTTCTAGCAGGGAAACAAGCGATGGGCTCTCGTCAACATTCACCTTGACAATGCGGACGCGATCGCCGTGCGACTTGGCGACTGCATCCAGCTCTTTTGCAATGCCCTTGCATGGCTGACACCACGGGGCCCACAGATCAACAATAACTGGGTCTTTTGAGCCAAGCACTTCGTTCATGAAATCTTTTTCTTTGATGCTCTTTACCACGCGTAGACTCCTTATGCTAATGCGGCCGCCAACCGCAGGATTGTTTTGGGTCCAGATTGTAGCATATTAGGTCCTACGAATCTTGCCTCGCTGAATTGGCCGAAACATCTTTACATACGATGCAAACTCCACAGGCTCAAGAATTGGTGCGGTCTTATACATGCTCTCAAGCATCATCTGATTCGTTGATTCTGGGTAGTAGAGAAGAAAGTGTTCGTTTGCTTCGTGGTCAAATCCTCGAGCGTTTTCAATAAAGTCATCCAGCGACATCTGCCAATAATCTCCGTAGATGTCAAGAGTGGACTGATCAATCCTAATCTCGTCAAACATGATCAGGCGATAGATCCCGCCAGCGCGCAACAAGCCGAGCACTGAGCTCTGCATGAGCAGCGCCAGCAGGACCTTATCGTTCCTCGGAAGAAGCATCTTCCAATCTGACCTTAGAAGGGCAGTTCCGAAAGCGGATCAGGCTCTTGCATAATGGTTGCCTGAACCGGAGCCTCTTCTCCGCCCGCGCGCTTGCTGCGCGCAAGAACCTGAAGATACTTGCAGTTTACCGACAACTCATTGTGCTCAACACCACTCTTGTCCGTCCAAGAGGAAATTTCTGGGTTCCCCTCAATGAACAGAAGGTCGCCCTTGTTCACAATCTTTTCGGCAAGATCAGCCTTTGCCTCCCAGCATGTGACGCCATACCACTTGGAGACGTACTCTCCGTTGGCGTCTTTCCCTGCTGAAACAGCAACGTTGAAGTTGCTTACATTTCGCCCGCTCTTCGTTGAGCGGAGTTCGGGCTTAGACCCGACACGACCAATTAGCTGCACCTTAATCATTTGTACCTACCTTCCTTACTTCTACGCGCACGCCCGGCAGCCCAGGTGTAATCGCATAGTTCTTAGTGGCCGTCAAGCGGACGACCTGCGCATCATCATGCCACACCCCAGCATCCGTGCACGCGTCCAAGATCGCTCTGACGAGCTTGTCCGCATCTGGCTTGCTAGTGTGCGCCATGCCATATCCCTTCCGTAGCGTTCCAGAGCCATTGAGGTGACTCTTTGGCCGCGAAAGGTAGAAATCAAGAACAACCTCAACGGGGCCGTCAATCGGGGCCTCCTTGGCAATGTCCTTACGAAGTACAAAGGCGCTAAAGTTGCGCCACTTCTTTAGATTTGGATTGTCGCTTGTCACCACAATCCTGCCGCTGTGGTTAAAGGCTCGAGACGAACCTTGAGGAACTGGGTCGCCATAGATAAATGTTTTCATATCATGGGCGCAGCAGTTTCCCTCCGAACACCCAATGCAGGCACATGTTGCGCACGTCACTGTTGATCTACCGCCACGATACGCCTGCCGATCCACTCCGCAACATTCGCAACCACCCCGTTCCCGCAGCACCTGTATCTGTTGCCGTCTAGGCCATTTGGCAACAGGGGATCGCTGTCTTCCGCGGCAGAGTTCCCAATAAGAAATCCATTATCTCCGCCAATGTCCTGATTGCCAATGCCGTTCTTCCAGTCCCGAGCCTGAAGTGATCGGTGCGTCTTCGCGCCAAATGTGTCAACAGATTCAATAACTTGTGTTGCGCGAATGTCTCCAATGTCATAGACATTCAGCGTATTGGCAATCCCGTCCTCAACCCACGTTTCTGGGGCTTCTTTTGATTGCGCACGACGAGACTTTCGCCAAGATCTCACTTCTTGCGATTGCTCCAGTTCGGCGCGATTGTCCAGCCGTCCTCCCAGCCCATCAGCCTCTCGCACTCCACTGGCGTCAGCCTGCGAACCAATGACGAGCTTGTTTCCTTGGGCATCGTTGTCGTCTGGCCCGAATCCTCCGCCCATCCCACCCCTTGTGAGGGCTGTGGTAAGGATGAGTTGTCCTGTTTCAACGGTGCTGGTTGCTCCTTTTCTGTATCTAGCAAGGATTGCCCCAGCGACTTCAGGGCTGTCGTCAACGAAGGGGGGAGTTGCCTGCCACGACGATGCGCTCGCCTTAGAATGCCCGCAGCCGCCTTCGCACTCAAAGAGAACCTCGCTGGCGCGGTTGGTTCCAAGACTTGCGACAATGAACACTCTATTGCGTCTTTGGGGGACACCGAAGTATCTAGCGTCCAGAGTTCGCCACGAAACGCCATACCCGAGTTTGTCCACTTCAGAGATGAGCCTGAGGAAATCACGTCCTCCATTTGAAGTGAAGATCCCAGGGACGTTTTCCAACACCAACCACCGAGGTCGGTATCGTTCCACAAGGTCAAGGAAGGTAAACGCGAGGACCGAGCGCTCGCCCGTGAACCCCTTCCTGCTTCCTGCGACGCTGAGGTCTTGACAGGGGAATCCTCCTGACCAGATGTCGGCATGTTGCCAATCATCACCGCTGGGGGGCCGGCTTTCAGCGTCAACGGGTCTGCTTGGTCGTTGAACTTCGTCGGCTGCATGCTGTACAGCGTAGGAAAGCTGATGATTTCTTTCTTCTCCACGACTTGCCTCCCGTGCCGCTAGGGCAACAATATCTCCGTGATTGTATATGTTTGGCCAGTGACGCGCCAGTACAGCGCTAGCATACGGGTCGTTTTCGCACAGGCTGATCGTCTCAATACCTGCTCGTTCAAATCCTAGGTCAAGACCACCGACCCCGCTAAAGAATGAAGAGTGCGTGAGCCTCATTTAACCCCAGATCCAATTCGTGGCCGCTGATCTAGTGCCTCAATACGCACCACGCGACCAGTTTCCTGTAGCCTGCTGACTGCTGCCCCGTACCCAAGGTCATCTAATTCATCAAGTGTGCGATTGGAAGTCACAATTGTTGACTTCAAATTCTGGTATCGGCTCTCAATAAGCACATACAAGCGCTCGGTGACCCAGTCCGTGATCTTTTCCTTGCCGAAATCGTCTAGTACCACTACGGATGCACGCTCAAGGGCGAAATCCCAGAGGTCCTGGGCGCGACTTTCACTCAACTTGAAGCTTTCGCGCAGTCTATCCATGAAGATTGGGACGTTAATGAACCGCATATTCTGCTCAACCATCGTTTTTGGGTCTCTGTAAATTTCAACTGTCTGCTCCGACATGCGCTCAAGGCCCCAAAGGCGTGCCACTTGGCGCATGGCAGCAACCGCAAGGTGTGTTTTACCAACGCCAGGTGCGCCAACGAGAGCAAAGCCCTTGTCTTTCGGGTTCTGGAGCCCCGCCCACTCTGTTGCAACCTCATACGCCTTTGATGTTTTATCGGAAACAGTGAAATTTGCAAAAGAATGGGCTAGGTAGCGCGGTGGAACTCCAGATTTTGTCAGAATTCCAGTTTCGTATGCACTCGTATCAGGACTCAACGTATTCGTCACGACTAAATCCTTTCTCTTTCGGCTCAACCGAGCCCTTCCCGTATCGTTTCTTGTCTGAAAGCTGCTTTAGATACAGTACTGGGTCGCCCTTGGGCTCCTTGACCGCAACAAAGCAGATCGCCGCCATCATTGCCGGAGCTCCACCTGGATAATTCTTGTAAATCGTCGCCAAATGAGCGCGTTGACGCTTGTCTAGCGCCTTTCCAGTCACCGCAACCATGAAATCCCCCATCCTGCCTTGCGGATTTTTCTGGACGATCCACTCATGCCACTCGGGCATTGTCCGGCCGACTATTCCTTGACCGCCCTGCTCTCCCGAAGTCCCGGAATTATTGTCTTCAGCACTTTTCGCTCTGGAAGTAGCTGTGGATGACTTTCCCATTTATCACAAATCTCCCTGTACTCACATGTCGCATGCGCCCATGATGAAGGATTAGGGTATACGCCCTTCTCTTGTGCGTCAAGAAACGCCCTCACCGAAATATAGAGCTTATCTAGCGAATCTTGACCCCTGCGCGTGACCCTTCGGTCAACATTGGGAGCCTTGGCACTCTTGCTGATGATATTGAACGTTACCTCTGGGTCATGATCAAAGTTTTCGCGAACAGCCAACACGTAGGCAGTTGCCTGAATGTCTCCATGCTCGCGACCCTCTTCCCACTTCCTTGATGCGGTTTTGTGCTCAACAACATCCTTTGTTGTCGTGATCATGTCCACCTGTGCCTTCAGCTTAATTGGCAACTTGCCAAGTCGGCTGTGCTTAATCTCAGCAAACATCGTGCGCTCAACCGCATGAGCGACCCAAGGGTCACCTTCGGTGAGGGCCGCGCGGAGCATCTCTTGTCCCATTGCCTGCTGGCCAATTGGGTCTGCATCCTTCTCTGACATCCAGTCAACCTTGGCAGATTCAATTGCATAGGTTGTCTTGTACGCCTCATATGCCTTGCCAAGATCGCCCTGCTTCTTTGCCCCAGCAACTGGCTCGTACCAATGCTGTAGGCCAGAGTGCACGGCGGTTCCCAGCGCAAAGAATGGCGTGGTCTTATCGGTCCAGAGACCTAGGCGATACTTGTACCACCAGCGCAGCGGGCAAGAGAGGAACTCTCTTAGCTCGCTAACGCTGATATGTTCTGGGTGACGCTCTTCGTAGCGAATCAACTCCATCAGGCAAACTTCGCGCGCTTGTTCTTCCAAGCACTCTGAAGAACGCCACGCTCGTTGTCGCTAAGATCAAGAGACGCAATCTCTTGACCGACCTTCTGCAACTCAGCCGCATCGTCGGCAGCATCAATTGCTGAGAGCCAGTCCAGCACCACTGGGCTGTCCTTGATTTCTACATCGGCAAAGATATTCTTAGCCGCTGCCACGAGTGGGTCTACCTTCGGCGCAGATCCGCCCTTAGCGCGAATCTCATCGCCAGAGGCAACCTTCTTGGACGGAAGACCAGCCATGACCAGTGCTCGGCCAGCGGCGCTCGTCTCGGTGTTTTCCAACTCCGAGCCACGCGTGTATGGCGTACTGCCTGGAATGTTCATGGACGAGTGACCAACGCCTGCTGGCTTCTCGTCTGGGGCCTCACCGCGGAACGCCTGTGCCTTTACGACAACAAGCTTATCGCTGATTGAGATGATCTCGGTCTCAATGCGAGCGTTTGGATACGCTTCGTACCAAGCCCGAATGCGGTCTGCTACCTCAACGTAGTCTGCCGCGAATGCCTTGCGCTTCTCTGGCGCTGGTGAATTTCCGTAAGCCATACTTTACTTCCTCCTCTTAATTTCTTCGCTCTCGCGAAGGTATTCCATAAACAACTCCTGCTCCGGAATGCCGAACAGTTGACTGAAGCGTTGTCGCATCGGTCCACTCATCGGTACATTCGCTCTCCGAAGATCGCGAAGGTAATTCTCGTTGCAGCCCATATATTCTGCCAGAAGTTCTACTTTTATGCCAGTGTCATCTACCATCTGCCAAATATGCTTGGTGGTTGCGCGCTGCATCTGGCGCACCTCCCGCCATTTGGCTCCGCTAAGACGAGACACCCGGCAGGCCTGGCTCGGAGATCGGACGAACCCACTCCTCGCAAGCAAGGTTGGCACCCTTACGGATTGCCTTAATCTGCTCTTCTGTATGCGGTGGGATTGAGTCTATGAGCATCTCCTCGAGTCGCTCAAAGATCTTCACCACAAGACCTTCCTTCTCGTGCTCGCTACGAGCATCACTCGTTCCCTCGGTGACATTTTTAGCAATGCCAAAGAGTTCCCGACCAAAAACTTCTAGCCCGAGAACTTCACTTTCCGTCATTTTTTGCCTTTCCTAGAATCTGGTACGCCCGCTGGCGACTGATTCCAAGCTTTCTAGCCACTTCCACCATGGTCATGCCAGACTTTTTTAGGTTCAGTATTTCCTGAGCCCGTACCTCAAGAGTCGCCGCAGCGGATGATGAGCGATGTTTATGGTTGCACCACCAGCACCTTACGGCCGCCGCTGAAGCCACCTGCTTCCCACACATCAAACACTGCATACGTATCTCCCTCCGTACCCACCATTATGGGGGTCTTTTATTGACATGTCAACCCCTGATAACCTACTTATAGTGCTTTGAGAGGTATTCGTTAAGCCTTGGTCGCCAGACCCGAGATTGCTCCGTCTTCATTCTATGGTGAAGCCCGCAAAGTAGCACAAGATTCTCGGGTATAGACGGACCCCTTTTCCCAAGACCAGACCCGTTGACGTGGTCAAGCTCCATCGTCGGCTGTGCCTGGGGGCCAAATTGGCTGCCGCACAGGCCTGGCATTCCTATCAATGGCCCCACGCAGCGAACATCGCGTCGGTAGACCTCCATGTACACCTCTCGGCTGACAGGGTCTTTATGGCGGATAGTCCGCTTAATCATGGAGCGCTTCATGCTGCAACACCAAGCCTTACCCTAAGGAAGTCAAGAAGAGCATTCATGCTTCGCAACTCATCAGATGGGGCAAAGTAAAAGTTGTATTCCTCGCCGCGATACCTGTCCATCTTCCTCTCCGTCCACCACTTAGAACGATTCGCTGTGTTTAGGCTCAGCATTGCCCCAGTGACTTGACTTATAAAAACATAGGCAATCGGTTTGACTTCCTTTTCGCACCAGCCATCATATGTGTCAACGATAATTCGTGGAAGCGGGAAGCTTTTCCTGTCCCATGTGAATTCTTGCTGTATTGATTTGACCTCAATCACTGAACCGTCTGGCAGGATGACGTCTTTTTCTTTTCTGCTAAAGACCCTGCGCTCTTCAACGGTCTTAGCTAGGGCAAAATCTGGCACCACGCAGTCAATACCGCGGTCTTGCAGGTAGTCTGCTACAACATAGTTTCTGCTATGTCCTTGCGCAAATGCAACTGGATAATCGTGTCCCATCGCCGCATCATATGTGATGAGGGTTGGAGTGTCAACCCCTGACTAGGAGGACCTAGCTGCCTTTTTCTGCTTTGCTGGTGGCCTGCCCTGCGGCGCTCCTCGGGTTGCCTTGTTTTTGTCTCCGGACTCAACTCGCATGACGCGACAAGGAAGGCAGAAGCATGGTTGGTTGTGGTAGTTCTTGTCCCCCATTGATTAATCCTTGCGCTCGCGCGCCTCAACCTGTCTCATCACCTTATTGGACCAAGACTGGCCAGCGTCACCGCCCCAAAGCGCCCACGCAATGCGACCTGCAGATGGGAATCCTTTTTCACCTGGCTTGAACCCTTCGCCCTGCTTGTCAACTTCGTGACGAGCCAAGAAGGCTCGCATCTTGCGAACACGCGGAATGGTCATTGTGTTGCTAATAAGCATTCTAGCGGTGGTCTGCCCTGGGCCAATCCCGCCACGACCATACTCTTGTCGCCATGCAAGACCACGCTTAGCCTCAGTCTTCACCGCGGAAGGAACATTAAGGCTAATTCCAGAGTAGTCGGCAGCTGCATACTTGTCTGAAACTTCTGATGGCCCGTGGGCATTAACAACCCCAGCCGCCCTGTATGCATCGCGAGCATCTGCGTCGCTTTCAATTGCCTCAACAACTCGTGCGTTTTCCTTGAGAATCTTAGACATTTTGTATTTCTTGAACTGAAGCCCAGCCCCTGCCGGGAAGTCGCTGAGATGCAAATTATCGTAAGGAATGTCATTCTCCTCAAGCCACGCGCGTGTCTCTTCTAGGCGCTTAATTGATCGTGCGCTAACAATGAAGATAAGATGCGTATCGGACTTCTGACGCAAGTAGCTTGCAACAGTCTCGTTAACCTTGTCGCTGTCGTCTGACTCAGTAAGGGCTCCGTCAATTTCTGAAACTATGACGGAGCTTCCAGTCGCCTTAGTCTCGTCAATTTCAATCGTAAGTTTTAGGCTATTCTCAAGGTCGGATGGGTTTTGATTGGGCGTATTGTTAGATCCTGGATCTGGCTCCATATCTTCTCCATCAGGTGTTTCGGTTGGCTCTGGGGTGGGGGGCTCGTTGACCGCCGCACTTCCGAACACGACCGCTTCAAGGTATTCATTGTATCTGTCCGATGGAACATAGCCCTTCGGGGTCTGGAACATGATTTGGTCACCAAGTTCCCCAATGCCATCCTGGCCGCGCTCTCGCAGAGCATCATTGATTCGGAGCCACGGCAGCCCGCCGAGCGCCATCTTGTTGTATTCGGCAATGTTCTGCTGCGCGGTTCGCCCGATCTCGGTAAAGACAAAGCGAAGGTCGGCGTCGTATCTGGCAACAACCTCTCGAGTTAGGTACTCGGCAATAAGTTCTGCGAGCGGAACAATGCCGTTGTCGTAGGTGAACGCAGCGCCAGTCTCTGATGTGCTCTTATTCACATCAAATGAAATGCCGATGTCTTGTGGCTGAACCGCAAATACGGCGCAAATCTTTCGGGCGAGGTAGACCTGCCACTCCATGAACTGCATGTCGCGGTTTGAGGCAGCGAGTGGAAGCCACTGCATGCCCTTGCCACCGCCAGTTATAGCAATCTGGCTCTTGCCAGCAACCTCCGCTTCCCAATACGCCTTGAAAGAGTCAACCTGATCTGGCCGCACGCCCTCTCCAAGATGAAGAACACCAGGGGGCGCGGCCTGCGAAACTGCCTTTGCGTTGTAAGCGGCAGCATCAAGATCGGCAGTAATCGTTTCGGCTAGCACTTCAAGCGGAGAAAGTCCGATTGGGCTGTATGTAACTGGATTTGCAATAACGACAATCAACTCGTCGTTCCTGTATGACTCAAGTTGCTTGCCGGTGCCGTCAAGCTCATAGTATCGCGGCTTGTTCTCGTCACGACCGTCCCAAGTCGTATCAAACGCAATGCGGGCCGCGTCTTTGTTCCACAGATAAGCAATCGGATCTGCACCAACCCTAGACCCGACTTTCTTTTCAATCTCAATTGCGCCTTGGTCTAGAACGAGAATGTCTTCAATCACTGGCTCAATAAATGAGCGCCAAGACTCACCTTTTGGGTTTGGTCGGCGAAGCAACTCGCGCAGTTTCTGAACAGTTCGTGGGTCTGGGCTGTCGCCAGCGTCAGTTGAAACAATGTCCCACTTTGCGCGGCTGATCTGCTGTCGCCTCAGGTTGACCGCGGCGCGAATCCACGGATTATTGCGAGACCAGCGCCGCAGCTGATCTGTGCTCATCTTGGTGACCGTGTTCATGCCATAGGCGCCCCTAGCGTATGGGCCAGCGTCTGGGACGAGCGAGGGTACTGCCTTCTCCACAGATTCTTGGGCGCCGCCGCCAAAGAGGCGTTGAAAAATTGATCGCTGTTCAGCCATTACCTTGCCCTGCTCCTTTGCCTACGAATTGCGTCTGACCATGTGTCCGACAGCATATCATTGTTGACAAATTGTCTCATTTCATTAAGTGTGCAGTTTACAATACGCACGCCGTTTGTATAGCCCGTTGTCCTTCTATTAAGCGAGCGCATCCACCAGACTGGGACCACAAACTCGCCGTCAGAAAACTGTACTACCGTGGTTGAGTCAACGCTCGGGGTCGTCATCTACCGCTTCCCAATCTGTCTTTTGCCCCACCTTTATGCCCTCAGACATTAACTCATTGTGTATCGCTCGCATGATGCTGTCAATATCTGTGTCTGCTGTCTCCTCATCCTCACCCTTCAGCATCTCGTCCACCCGCTGCTGGACTTTGCGGCGCTGGGGGACGCTTTGGCGGCTTTTGTGGAGGTCGGCATAGCACCACTGGCAGACGTTGTAGCGCTTTTGGCCCCTAGCCCTAGGGATCATTGGTTCAGGCATGAGGTCTGTAACAAGGTGCTCTGGGCCAGCCAAAATGCCACACGAGGCGCAGCGGGGGTGGGCCTTTCGCCCCTTTTCGTAGGACTCTATGACTGGCTGAATTTGCCTTTGGAGACGGATCAACGCTCGGGCCAGATCCTTGATCTGTTCGCCAGAGTAGTTAATTTCCCCGCACAGGCGGCACTGATTCATAATGCTATTGTACACCTTAATGTCTGGTAAAGTGCTGGTTAAGAAACATAAACTTTGCAGCACATAACTTTGCTGACATATTGGTATATACTGCAAGCATAGGGTATATGAAAAGGGGCTAAAAACCCCCTGAAAATACATAGAAAAGTCAGGTATTGACGCAGCGTAACATTATATGGTTTTCTAGTAAACCAACAGCTTTGGAGGCTACGTGGACTTTAAGCTATACACGAATGCACTGAAGGCATATACGGCCGAAAACGGCGACCTTCACGTGACGGGAACGACGTCCTCAACCATCCGAGACCTGCATGGCGACGAGATGGCTCTTTCCGCCCTCAAATCCATGGAAGACACGGCAAAGAACAATATGACCGTGTTCCTGAATCACAACTATAACGTCCCAGACGATCTTTTTGGCTCTGTGACCGACGCAAGAATCGTCAAGCGCTACGACGAAGAAAGTAGCCAAGATGTCTATGACCTTGACGTTGATGTGCGCGTAGTTGGCGAAGACGAAAACCCCCTTGCAATGAAGACCTACCGGGCCATTAAGCGCGGCGTAAAGCTTGGACTTTCTATTGGGGCCCGAGTTGACAAGGTTTCAAAGAAAAAGAGCAAGGATGGCGAAGAGACCTATGTCATTGAAAGCGTAAAGCTTCTTGAGACGTCGGTTGTCGGCATTCCTGCAAACCAGCGCTCATACCTACAGAATGCACTTAAGAGCCTCAAGCAGGCCGAGCAAGATGGGGAACTTGAGATTGTTGAAAAGGCTACGCCAGAAGGCTTGAGCAAGGGTGACTTTGTTGCCTGGGGCTCCAGCGGCGGCACAGCCCGAGGTCTCATTGAGCGAATTGTTCGTGATGGCGAAATCAATGTTCCAGATTCAGACTTTACGATTACTGGAACCCCAGAAGACCCAGCAGCGCTTATTAGCGTGTATCGCCCTCAGGGTGATGGGTGGGTTAAGACCGACAGGCTCGTCGGTCACAAATTTTCTACGCTCCGCAAGATTGAAGCACTCAAGCCTGCGGAAGACGTTGAAAAAGATGCTATCAAGGCAGCCCCAGATTCACTGCAGGTTGGCAATTATGTCAACTGGCAGATTGGTGATCAGTCTGCCTATGGTGAGATTGAAGAAATCATCACTGGTGGTAGCGTTGAGCTTCCTGGCTCGGAAGGGTCTGTTGAAGCATCACCGGAAAACCCGGTGGCAATTATCTGTGTCTACGCCCCACAGGGCGAAGGCTGGGAAGATAGTGGTGTGTATGTAGCTGTAAAGTTCAGCGCACTCACCCGAAGTAATCCGCCCGTAGAGGCGGAGGAAGACGAGGAGACAGAAATGTCCGAGACCGAGAAGGATCTCGTCGCCGGGGAGGTCGTTGAGACCGCCGCTGCGGAAGAGGTCATTGACGCGGAGAAGAAGACCCGCGTAACCGTAACCGTCAGCACGGAAGGCGATAAGCCAGCAGCTGACACAGCCGCTCCTGTTGCAGTAGCAGAGGAGAAGGAAGAGGAAGCAGCGCCAGAGGAAATCAAGGCTTCTGCCGAGCCGTGCGAATGCCCAGAGGGCGATTGCGGCCCAGGAGAAGTTGTTGAAGACCTTAGCGTGAAGGCCGTAGAGCCAACACCTGCCCCGGCACCTGCCCCAGCGCCCGTTGCGGCACCTGAGCCAACACCGGCTCCAGAGCCAGTGAAGGAAGAGGCGCCCAAGGCTGCTGAAGATAAGTCTAATGTCAGCCCACGCTACAAGAGTGGCGTGAGCGATCAGGTTCTTGCTGGGATCAGCGGAATCCTTGCCGATCTCACCGAAGAGGACCGCGCAGCGGTTCTTGAAGGCCTTGGCGTCCAGAAGGACGGTGAGGAAGTGGTGGAAGAGGCCCCAATTTCTGATACTGAAGTGACCCTTGAGGTCGTTCAGGAGCCCGCCCCTGAGGTAGCCGAGGCAGTTGCCGAAGTTGCCGAAGAGGTTGTTGCCGAAGATGCGCCAGCTACTTCTCTGGAGGAAGTCGCAGCCATCGCCAAGTCGGCACTCGATGCAGCCATTTCTGCGCAGCAGGAGGTCGTTGCTGTTAAGGCAGCCATGACCGATCTGTCTGCAGAAAAGGCCAAGGTTGAGGGGGAGCTTGCGAAGGCCATGGACCTCGTTGGTCGCATGATCAACGTGCCTATGGGACGCAAGAGCGTTGGAACCAATACTGTTAAGTCCACGAATGGAGAGAAGGCCCCGTGGCTGGACCCATTCATCGCGCGTCTTCTTGACGCACAGGAGTAAAAAATTATGAGCGACTCACTTCGCGAGAAGCTGCAGGACGTTCACAAGGGACTTGAGTCCCTGAACGACACCGCAATCGTTGCCCGAGATGGTGGCGATAATCTGGACGTCGCCGAGGCTTATGCTGTTCAGCGCGAACTTCGCAAGAAGTTTGGCAAGATGAACACGTCAGAGCTCGGTGAGGCCCTTGACATTCAGGCAGGTCGCGAGACGGGGAAGCAGGCTTCGGCTGATATCCTCAACCGCCTTGCGGCAGCAAACCCAAACATTACGAAGTTGCTGGACGCCAGCGGCGGAGCGGCTCTTATCCGACAGGACCTTGAGCCAATCCTCTATTCGCTGTTCGTAAAGCGCTTCCCATTCTTTGAGCGCATCCGCAAGGAGCCAGCAAACGGCCTCGTGCACGCGTTCAACCAGCAGACCGCTTACGGTGACGCCGTCTTCCAGACGGAGACCGGCACCGTGACCGATGATGCCGCGACCTACGCTCGCCAGACGACTAACGTCGCCGTGCTTGCGACCCGCCGTGGCATCACGCTGAAGAGCCAGTTCGCCCTTACGCAGGGTGGCTCGCCTTTCAACGGTCTTTCTTCGGAACTTGGCTCTGGCGTAACCGCCATCGCTGCTAAGCTTCAGAAGACTCTCTTCCAGGGCAACGCCACGGTCACCTCTGGTGCAGGCGCGACCACTGAGCTCGGCGCGTATGACGCGAACGGGTTTGATGGTCTCCGCAAGCTCTTGGGTTCGGCTGCTGGACAGGGCGAGATCGTAACGAAGGGCACCGCTGCCTATCTCGATACGATCAATAACGCTGTTGCCGCTGTTCTTGACAACGGTGGAAACCCATCGGCAATCCTTTGCTCGCCAACGGATTACGCTGGTCTTGTCAACGAGTTGACGAACCTTGTCCGCTACAACGCACCTGCACAGTCCGATCAGGCTGCAGGCGCTACGTTCGGTCAGGTTGTCACCGCTGCAGGCGCTCTCCCAATCCTTGCGGTTGCGGGCGATTCCATCGGGTCATACACGGTCACTTCGCCGACTACGGCGAACTACCGCGATATGTACGTCGTTGACGAGGACACGTGGAGCATGCCGTACCTCGGTGCGGACAGCATCACGACCCTTGAGATCCCAGTTGGGGTCAACGGTGCCCTTTCGCGCCTCTACATCATGTATGTGATGTTCGGCCTTAGCAACAAGGCTCCGCAGTTCAACGCGAAGATTCGCGTTACCGTCTAATCCCTTTAGGGCTTAGAAATTCAAAGGGCTGGCAGAAATGCCAGCCCTTTGATATTTTATAGAACATGAACAAAAATCTTCACTTTATTGGAGAGATTGCCAAGACGGTGGCGAGGAGCTACAACCCTAATGTTCGGGTTTTAGTCTCTGGCCCGTATGAGGGCCGGGTTCAACTTCCGGATGGGTACACAGCAAAATTTGACAGCAGCGGCAGGGCATCAATACCGCGAAAAAGCCTTGGCGCAGCCAACGCAATCGGGATTAGGAAGGTTCCTGCGCCTCGGAAGAGTCGGAAGCGCCGGCGGCAACGACCTGAAGGGCAGCCGCATCAAAGGTAAAGTGCATTGTGCCGTAGTGCCTTGTAACTGCATCTACCTTCATCCAAATCTCCCCGCCAATATCCCTCCAGTCATGACAGAAGGTAAAGTCCTCCCCGATGAAGAAGTTCTCTTCATCTCTTGAGTAGCGGAAGTACTCAAAGATTTCAGTAGGCATATTCTTTTTGCGCTCTTCCTCGGTATCGCCATTCGGCTCAAGGTATTTTCTGTCTGGAAATGACTCTTGAAATTTTTCAAATACAGATCGGTGAAGCACCACGCAACCAGTTCCCACCTTTTCGGCGCGAACGAAATTAAGATCCAATGCGACTTGGTCTAGGTCTTTTGTTGAGTCTTCGTTCACGACAAAGTTTGGGGTTGACAAATAAGATGAAAGGTACTCTGGCTGAGCCTGCGGGCCAGCCGCTAGGACGTAGTCCTGCATCCGCTTAAGGTTCGGAGACCTCTTTGAGCACGGAAGGCCAACAAAGGGCTTGCCGCTCAAGACAGCGGCTAGAACGTCCTGCGCCTGAACTTCAATGTCTCCATCAATCATGACGAGATAGTCATACCCACTTGCCATAAACTTTGAAATGATTCTGTTTCTTGCAAGCGGAAGGATTGACATCCCCCACACAATGTTCCATCCAAACTTAAGGCCGAACTTTGAGCAGGCTCGTTGAATGTCAAGCACTGACTTGGTGTATCCCCAGCTTACGCTCCCCTCAAGAGAGGGCGTTGAGACATACACTTTTGGCAGGGCAATCTGCTCTTGCTGCTCTGCTGCCAGCTGTGCTTCCCTATTTGCTCGTGACTTCTTGCTCATGTTACCTCCCTGGCTAAGTACTATACCACGCCCGTAGATCGTTTGTGGGTGGACTATTGGGGCATAAAAGTCCACAATCTAGGCATGATCCGAATAACCGTTCCCGTAACAGACATAGCCACGCAGATTGCCACATACAACCGAATTGAGATCGGTCGTGCGGCAAGCAAGGCTGACGCCGATGCTCGGACTGGTACATGGGTTAGCCTTGGACAGGTGATTACCCTTGTCCCCCTAGTAAGCGCCTATTCCTACGACGACGAGGGGGCTGCTGACGGACAATTTCACACCTATCGCCTTGCCCACTCGGGCACTGGGGCCACTGGGGGCTGGTCTACCATCAAGGGCAGAACTCTCGGGTACCTCACGGCCCCCGAGTACCGAGCATACGAACTTGGGGACCTGACAGACGCATCTGGATCAGAGCTAACAGACGCTGCGCTTGATGCCTTTATTGCCACCGCATCTAGTCTTGTAGACGCATACGCTGGCTACTCATTTGCCTATCGCCAGAGCACGGAGCGCCACACTTGGCGCCAAAAGAATCGTCGCGTATACCCTCGCAGCAAGCCGATTGTCTCGGTGGTTTCATTTAAGGTATACGTCAGCAATCAGCAGAATGCAGCGTTTACAGTGCAGGACACTTTCGTTAATGCTGACCAGGGATACGTTGAAATTACCAGCCTAGCCAATGTCACCTACTCGCTTTTCCCAGCAATTGTGGCCCTAGGGCTTATTGAGCCAGTTGCGGAAATTACCTATACACACGGATATGAGTACACCCCGTCTCAGATAAAAGACGCAGTGGCACTTACGGCAACCGACCTTATTGCTCGAGATTCACTGGCAAAGCAAGGCCTCAACGGGCTTAGCCGCCTTCGCGTTGGAGAGATGGAAATGTATAGCGATTTGCCACAGGGAGGGGGCCTTGCGCACCCGCTGCCATCAGCCGCATGCGCAATTCTGGATCAGTATCGTTTTATTTCGGTGAGATAAATGGGTCTTCCGGGATTCGTTACGCCAATACAGCTTAAGCGAACTTCGCAGACTGGGCATAGCGCAGTTGGTGATCCAGTTGTTACGACCTCTATCGTCTGGACTAAGCGAGGCCACTATCAGGAGGAGCAGGGAACTCACGTTCAGGGGGACACCGGGCCAATTGAGTATCAAGTGTTTAAGTTTTGGATTCCATTCCTGACCGGCTCTGATCGTCCAGTGATCACCGACAAGCTTATCGCCGACGGCTATGAATATATGGTCACAGAGATTGAGCAGGAATCACTGAAGCACCACCTAATTGTTCGCGCACATCGCGTAGAGGACTAATGGCAAAAGCAACACTAGGTAGCCGCGGAACTATTTCTGGCCTAGAGTCAAGCATCAGGATGCTTAAAGACCTTACTAAGGCACTTAAAAGCGATGCCTCTCTTGGGGCAATTAACTTGATGCAAGACATTGCATTCAAGAAGATTGAAGAGGCTGTATACGGAGACAAATACGGCAAAAGCCTAGCGCAGATATTCAGCCGCACGCGACCAAAGACTAAGGGCGGCTACACATCAAAGAAGAAGGGTTCCGGCACCCCAGTTGACACTGGGAGGCTGCAAAACGCTCTTGTGATTCCAGATGCACCATATGGGATATTTAAGCGCAACCGAGGCTCTCGTGGTCATTTTAGCGTGACCTATGGCGCAGATCCAGTTGACCCAGACAACGAAAACGAGCGATATTTTGCCAAGGTTGAGCGCAGGTACAAGTTTTTCTCTGAGGGACTTGATGAGTTTGAAAAACAAGAGACAATGGAAAACCTCGGCAAGGATCTTGCCGAGGTCTTCACGCGTCAGGTCAGAAACCGACTAGCGCGGCAATTGCGAAGGCGCTAATCGCAGTTCAAAACCTTTAGGTCGTCCCACCCGCGCTTGCCGACCGTGAGAGTCAGCATTCCGCCTGGGGACTCAATGCCAGTGATCTCAGTAAACCACTGCGATCCACCGTCAAGCGACGGTGCTTGGATATGTGTTTTTGGACCGTGGGTTGCCACCTGCAAAGAGTGAAAGTGGCCCGTTAGAAGCAGGCTGGCCTCGCCAGCGGGTCGCTCGCCAAAAGACTGACCCTTCCACCAGTTTGCAATTTTACCAATTGGGTTCTGGCCACCTGATCGTGCTTGGTGACCGTGGGCAAGCCCAACAATGGTTCCGTGCACGTCAAGCGTGAGGGTTAGATTGGTGCCAGCAATCAAGAAAGACACGTGTTTGTATCTTTCTGGGTTTGCGGCAAGAATCTCTGCGACCTGCTCAAAAATAGCGAGGTCGTCGTTGTCGCCAAATGTGGTGTATGCCTTGCCGTTCTTTCGGTTCTCACCGTGATTGCCAGGCACAGCGGCAACGATTACCCGAGGAGCCAGCTTGGACCAACGCTCAAGCGCCTTTACTAAAAGCCGACGCATAACCTTGATTTGGTCTCGCCGATCTAGGTCTACCTGGAAGCCCTGCATCGCGTAGTGGCCGTCAGTACTCTCAATGAGGTCGCCAAGCCCAACCACCACTAGCCGGTCTAGGTTCCTGCCAGCCTTAACGAGCTCCTTCCAGCGAGCCTCTACAAGGTCAATGCCTCGGTTGAATCGTTCAACGACGGCAGCAGATCCACCGCCCTCGCCCTTGCCCATCTGTGTGTCAGACACCGCGACAACTAGTGCGGTATCGCCAGTCTCGTCTTCTGAATTTACGGGAACTGGCTTGTGCTTTTTGATCTCTTCAATAAGTTTTTCAACGTCTGCGTCTGGGCGGTTGCTCCGTGTCCTGATCTGGGCGCGGTAATAGTACATTCGCTGTACGTTTCCCTCGCCAATGTTTGAGTCCCATGTCCTAAACTGAATCGTGTCGTCAGCAATTTCAAACTGCCCAGGATCAAATCCCCACTCCTTAAGAAGCGAGTCCCAATCTGGTCTCGGCTTGTTCTGCTGCACCGTAATTGAGCCAGTCCTTGAGTTTTCATCCCAAGCGACACCAGGCTCCCATCCTTCTGGGTGCTTTCGCTTTGGTCGGCGAGCCTCCTCTATGTCCGCCTGAACAGCTTTAAGCTTGTCAAATTCGCTCATGACTGCACACACGAGCACTGCTTGCGCCTGTGGCGATTAACCGTCCAGGGCTTTGCTGACTGACCTTTGGCCTGTAGCCACGTAGAGATGGTCACAGCATCAATGCTAAAATCACCACAAGCCTGGTCAAGCGCCTCGTTCTCATCTTTGGAGATTGCGGCCTTTACAGAGGCTACCGTGCAAATGCCACCGACTCGCTTGTTTGCCTGCAACGTCTGGATCTCCCCCAGCAGGTTTGTTACTGAAGACATAACTCTCCTTCCCGCCGATGCATTTAGAACATCGGTACGAATAGAGCATACCACACAGCTGTGGAAAAGACCCCCCCTGAGCGCTAGATATAAGGGGGAAGTGTTGCTATTTTATAAGAACTAGCACTATAGCCACAGCCGCGCCGACAATGGCAAGCAGGGCTGCTGAGTCTGGGACAAGCCACCTGAAGGCGCTTTTGGCCTGGGCCTCGGTTGCATCTTTTGCATTCATCTTGGATACAATTTCGCCGACGTCGCTAAGGATCTTGTCAACCTTTATTTCAATGCTGCCGACGCGTGAGGTCAAGTCTTCCATTTTTGCGTCCATATGGCCCCTCCAATAGGCAAGAGGCGCGGCATCTTCGGCCGCGCTGAGGTCTGCGGGTATCCGTGGGATGGTCATTGCGGAAACTTAACACATTTTGGGTAGATGTCTAGAGCACAATCTTCTATGTAGACATTTTTAGTCTTGAGATAAACACCCAATGAGGGTACATTTCACATATGGTTGGTGTGTATGAGGCTATTTTTACCGCGCTGAGTGGTGACGCCACGCTCCAGACGTTGCTATCTGGCTCAGCTACGGATAAAAGGGTCTACCCCATCACCCACGTCGGTAGAGCGCAATCCCCGGCAATAAGGGTTGCCGTGATCAATGGCGCGAGCGATGTCGGCCTTCTGGTTGATCGTTTGTCTGTGGATATTTTAGTCTCCAGCAAAATTAACACCACAGAGCTAAACAACATTTCCGCAAGGGTAGATACGCTTTTAAATCGCAAGCGGCTAGCTGGGCCGTCGGGTTCTGTAATGCATCTGTGCCGAAAGATCTATGAGTCTGATGGGTACGACAGCACAGAACTTGAATACCAGCGAATCGTTAGGTATCGGATTATCAAGACATAACATATAAGGAGCAAGAACAATGCTTACGCTTGGTTCTGGCATACTCGAGGTGGCTTACTGGGTGAGCGGTCGCGCAAAGGGGACGGCGGATTATTTCACGTCCACTTCAGGCGGCTATACCACTGTGTTCTCCATCGGCGAGATCGCCGGCGATGTTGAATTTGACATCAACTATCAGGAGCGAGAGTTCTACGGTCAGTACAACTTCCCGATTTACAAGGCCCACTTCGGTGGTAAGGTTGAGGCGCGAGCCCGACGGGTTGAGCTGAACGTTAACTCACTCAAGAACTTCTTTAACACTAACGGCACCGCAGCGTATATCAGCACGGCCGAGACCAGCTCGTTCGTGTTTGATCCAGACGTTGACGGCGGATCGGGTCAGGCAACCACCGCGGGTGCAGGCCTCCCACGACCGCTGTATGTTCGCTTCACGCACAAGCGCACGGATGACTCGTCCAAGACGGTGAAGATCCACCTTCCAAAGGCGTACACCATGAGCTTGAACATTCCGTTCACCCGTGAAGATATCGTCGTTCAGGACGTTGACTTCATGGCCGTTGTGGACACGACCCTCAAGCTTACGAGCGGCGCGACGTCGGCAGAGCCGACCATCGTCCTCATTGAGGCCTAAGGCTTAAGCCTTAAAAATCTGGTGGGCTGGGGGTTTCCCCAGCCCACCAGCAAGATTCCAAATCCCAGATTTACCCACCACCGCGGGGGTATAATCATGTGGCCCAAGGGAGGCGGAGAATCCGCACGGGCATCCATTAAATGTGCGCAAGCACGGAAGTAGGGAGAAATATGAGCACACTGGCAGAACTAAAGGCAAGCAAGGCCTTGAACCTTAACGACCTAGCGGAACTTGAAGAAAAGTATGGTCCGCTTGACCAGATTGATCTTGCTCGGTTTGGCGTCGTCCGAAGGATTTTGTGGCTCGTTATCCGAAAGGGTGAGCCTGGAATCAGCGAAGAGGCTGTTGGCGAGCGATTTACAGTTGAAACAATGCAGGACGAAGTAACAAAGGTGCTGCAGGCAAGCGGTCTTCTTGGCACCGGCGACAACTCGGGAAAAGCGGAGGCGGCTGGGGAAGCCTGAACTGGGGAGAGCTGATGGCGTCTTATTCAGACGCCTTTGGCTTCACCCCACAACAGTTTCTCCAACTGACGCTCCCTCAACTAGCTGACTTTGCGGAATTTGCAAAGAAGCGAGACGAGGAGATGAAACGTCAGAACAAGCCGCAGCCTGGCTCGTCTGGCACCGCTGGGACAAAAACGTCCCTAGAGCAAATGGTATCCCAATTCGGAACACATAAGGCAAAGGCGGAACTATTAAACAATGGCTGAGTCTGAAGTACAGCAACTAGAGTTAAGGCTTAAGGCCGCAGTAGAGGGCCTTGATAAGGTCGTTGCCACCGAGCGCCATCTTACCAATATCCTTGCGCTTTATGAAAAAATTCAGCGCGCAACAAGCCTTGCAAAGGGCCTTGGCGCTATGCCGAGGCAGCCGCTAGAGAGTCGCGGTGCAAGCGCGAGCAAGGAAGACCTGCGTAGCGGTTTCGGCTCAACAAACTACGCGGATGCTGAATATCAAAAAAATCTTCGCGACTGGAATGCAAAGCGCGCAGAAATAAACAACGCCATTAGCGAAGCAGCGAACTTTGGCAAGCAGTTCGGAGATGCATTTTCTAGCAGCAGTACTGGTAAAGAGCTTTCTAATTTTTCAGATCAGGCAAAGCGTCTAGATCAAGACGGGGGCGCTTACTACAAAACATTTGCTGAGGCGGCAGAAAAACTAGATAAGGCGATTGACACTAGGCGTGCGTCCAAGGTGGCCGAGCTTGATGAAATTCAAAGAGATTTTGAATATGTAGGCAAGAACAAAAAGAAAGAGATTGTCCCTGGAAGCGGTGGTGCGCTCAGGCGCGCAGAGCAGGAAGCGGGAAGGGCAGAGGCAGACCTTGCTGCCGCAAGACAACGGCTTTCATCAACAGAAGCAGAATCTTCGCAAAAAAAGACTAAGGCCGTAAAAGAAGAAACGAAAGCGGTTAAAGACGCCGCCGACCTTGGGACCGCCGCGTCAAAGAAAATTGCTCAGACCGTCAAGTCCCCAGAAGTAGCTAGGGCTAAGCAGAGGCAGGTTGAGGCGGTTGCACAAGAGGCTGCTGCCGCACAGGACCTCACCCCAACGCGATCTAGGAAGGCTGGTCCATTCAGCGAGGCGGAAAAGGCGGCGCAGGCCCAGCGTCTTGCGGTACAGGAAGCCGAGTACCAACAGATTCGTCAGGCTCAAGCCCAGCGCCAAGCGCTGCTTGGTCAACTTGGCTCAAGCCTGCGCGGCGCTCTTGGGACGGCCGCTCAAAGCCCATTCGGACGAGCGTATGGTCCGACAATCCGAGAGCTTCGCGGCTCGCAGCTTCCCCTTGCCGACCGAAGACTTACTGGCGCTGGCGCACCAATGGGTGCAGTCAACACACAAGCCCTACAGGCTGCATTCTCATCGTTAGCATCTGCTGCAGATAGAGCCGCGGCAAACCTATCTCGCATCGCCGCAGCATCAGTTGGCAGCGGGGGAGGTGGCGGTGGTGGTGGTGGTGGTGGTGTGGCTATGCCAGCTGTCAGCGCAACAGAGGCAGGACTTGCTCGTTCTGTTATTGCGGAGATGCTTGCCTTCCCAAAGGCATGGTCGCAAGTTCACGGTGCAATGCGATTCAACGAGGCGCAGTTCAATAAAGACTACGACCTTGGCAAGCAGCTTGAGGCAAGGAATCAGAAGGCAACCGCCGCATATAACCGAGCAATTGCCAGTACGGGCAATCTTTGGACAAATGCAAGTCAGGGCGCGCGTGGATTTAGAAATGAACAAGATGGAATTCTTGGTCAGGTCAAAAATGTCATTGGCCTTGCTGCTGGCTATCAAGTACTTCAGGGGATAGCAACTGAGCTTGGTCAAGTCTTTGGGCATCTGAAGGGCGGAATCATCGGCTATAACGCGATGATTGAGCAGGCAACGGTCGGGTTTACAACGCTCTTCCGTAACCAATACGACCAAGTTATGCAATCTACCACGGCATTCAATGCGCAAAAGGATGCTATTGACTACATCCAAATGGGCTATAGCAGCGCAGGTGAAGCCGCAGAGGCCATGATCGGTACGATCAAGGAATTTGCAAACATTACACCGTTCCGATTCCCAGAGCTTCAGGACTCCGCACTTAGGATGCGCGCATTCGGCTTCGGGATGCAAGAAATTTTGAAGTCAACAAAGAATGCTGAAACTGGGGCACTAGAGTTTTCTGGTGCAGTGGTATCGGTAGGTAACGCAGTCTCGGCTCTTGGCGGTGGGGCCGATGCGTTCCGACGAATCACATACGCACTCGGCCAAATGAAGCAAGCTGGTCGTGTCTATCAAAACGACATGATGCAGCTGGCTAACGCGGGTATTGGTGGATACAAGTACATTGCAAACGCACTGCGCAGAGAAATTACAAAAGACAACACTGGTAAGCGCGAGGATGTTAAAGAAGGCTACGCAAAGCTATACGACGAACTAAGCGGAAACGCTATTGAAACGGTTCGCCGGCTTACGACTAACGGCCAGATCTCTGGAGAGGCCGCCGCCAGGGCAATCATGGACGGAATGAACGAAGAGTTTAAGGGCGGAATGGAGGACCAAAGCAAAACGTTTATTGGTGCCTTGAGCACCGTTGCTGACGTTTCACAGAGCCTTGTCGCCACCATGTTTGAGCCGATGTTCAAGTCAGTTAGCGACATAACGTATCAGTTTGGACAGTTCCTCCAGACAGACGAGGCCAAGGCGTTTGCGGCCGAGATGAAAAACGTTATTACAGGAATAAAGGACGCATTTGGTGGGGTTGGGGACACCGTTTCCAGAATTGTAATGGGTGTGTTTAGCGATCTTTCCAGCGCAATAGACAAGGCTTCTGGGGCAACGGCTGGATTTGGCAGCGCTGCTGGCGCCGTATTTACATACTTCAAAAATGGAATAGGGGCTATCGGCGATGCTCTATCTAATACATACGTTCGCCAGATAGCACTTGCCGCCGCGGCAACAAAAACTGTATTTGCCTTCCAGGCCTCCAACCCGTTCCTCTCTCAGGTAATGCTGCTAATCGCGGCTATTGGGTTAATGAAAACAGCATATGATCAAAATATTGGAAACGTACAGCAAAACTTTGACAAGCTTTACACGTCGGTTCAGCCCCTTGTAAAGATTATTCAGCAGGACTTGCTACCTGCGCTTGGTGAGTTTGCCGCAATATTTGGTCTAATTGTAGTTGACACTTTGATTGTCGCATTCAAGGCTCTTGAGCCAGCAATAACAGTCATTGTTCGTGCGTTTGCAGAGTTGATAAAAGCGATTGCATCGCTCAAGGCGCCAGTAGCAATTGCAGCTATTGCACTAGCAAGCATGTTTGTTGGTAGCAAGATTGTTTCTGGGTTCAGCGCAATTTCCCGAAAGATTACAGAGTTGCTCTTTAAGTACGACCAGCTTGCAAAGAAGGCTCGAGTTGCCGCGGCCGCCATGGCGGCACCGCCTGGGTACACGGCTGTTGGGGTTGGAAAGTACCGAATGGTCACAGACCCAACTACTGGGAAGAAGACCAGAGACTATTACCTAACGGGTGAGAGCGAGCTTGTAAAAAAGAATCGCGGCCAGATCGCGATTCAAAACAATGAACCAACGTCCCGCGTTTTCCCAGGTGCGATGGCGCTTGCGGGAGGACTTCTAAGAAATGTCCCTGGCGCCGTGGGCGGCGGGCTGCTTGCAACTGGGATGCTTGCAGAAATGGGCGGTGGGGCAAGTAACGAAATAACTTCTCTTGTTAACCAGGTTGGTACAGCGCTCTTTGGTTTTTCAATGCTTCAAAACATTTTCCCTGTTGGAAGTATGGAGATTATTAAAAAAGGGCTAAAGGACTTTGGCGATGTACTTAGCGGCAGCATCTCTAAACTGCCTTTTGACAAAATTGCAAATGGTTTTAAGGCGATATATAACTCACTTGGGGAACTTGGATACAAGGCTGGCGGGGCTATTGCTGGCAAACTCGGCGCAAGCGCGGCCGCCTCAGCGGTGACTGCTCAGGTTGTGGCGGCAATTGTTGCCGTTGGCGGCGTTGCAATGATCGTTGCGCTGGCAGTTGCGGCGGCAGCACTGTTCCTAAAAGATCTTCTACCGCCAGAAGGGACTGGTGCGCCAAGAAAAGGAACTGCGTCATATAACTATCTAACTGGCACATATAACACTGGCGATACATCCGTTCCATACGGGGCTCGCGCACAGGGGGCGGGTATTGGCCAGCGTAAAGCCCCACGCACAGAAGTCACAAATATGCCGGGCTTTGTTGAATTCCGTGAAGGCGAGCGGAATATGGGCGCTATTGCTGACGAGACGGAAAGAACCACTAAGGGCGTTGATGCGGTTAACAAGGAGTATGGTCTGCTTATTAACCAGCAGAACAAGGCAATTGGGGGTCAAGAGCTTCTTAACCTAAAGCTTCAGCGAGCACGCGAAGCCCTTGGAAATGCTACTGAAAAATTCCAGCAGCTTGCAACTGCTTCTCTTGAGCGACTCCTCAATCCAGAAACCCGCGTAAATCCATATACGGGGCTCCAAGAGGCTGGGATGTCGGCCGAAGAGTTGCTTGAGATTGAGCAAGAAATGTCAATGGTTGAGTTTACAAACGCTGACGGTCTTGCTCGCTCGTTTGAGGAGTATAGGGATCTTCTGGTCGCCATCAAGCCGCTTTCAGAGGGCGACCTGACCAATGGCAGGCTTAACCTGAAGGCGGTAAACGAACGCCTTAAGATTGAGAAAGAGCGACGCAAAGAAAAAGAGCGAATAAAGGCGCTTGCAGAGGCAGAGTACGACCTCGGCCTTGCTGTGCTTAAGCAGTACGACGAATCTGTTAACCCTCTTGAAAGAGCCGTTTCCCTGCGAAACGCGCAGATGAAATACGAAAAAGACACTCAAGACCTGCAAATGCGCGGAATTGAGAACATGGTTGAGCAGGTGTCTTCTTCTGGGATGTGGACTCAAGCAAACCGAGCAACAAAGAAGCGACTTGAGGATCTTCGTAAGGGCCAAGAGCTTGTCCTCAATGAAATGCGTGACATGTTTGAAAAATACAATCAGGATGTTGCGTTTATCCTTGCAAACCCAAATCTTTCTGCTGCTGCAAAAGCAGAGAAAATAAACGAACTCTTTGCAACCCTACGAACTCGTCTTGGAGAGCAATTTGGGGTTACTGAAAAAGTTCTTACAGATCAACAGGCAATTTTTAACAGCCAGATCGGCGCTGTTATTGCAGCCGCAAATGCAGCGGGTCAAGTAATACCGGAAATTACTTGGACTCAAACACTCCTTGGGAACGTTAAGGCTGGGCTAGACGGACTTATTACAATGATGGAGAGCAAGGCAAAAAGAATTGCTGATTTGATTGCCGCCATCAAGTCAGCTGCAAGCCAGGATACCTCTGCGCCAGCTGGAGATACCGCTAAGTCAGTAGCTGCAAAGCTAGCAAAGGTTAATTCGCTTCTTCTTTCAAGTGGAAGGATTGGAGAACAAGAGCGAGCTGGATACACTAGGGGTATCAACCAACTCAGACAAATGACTGACCTTGATGCAATTAGGATTCAGTACAACAAACTTTACGGTCAGCTTGTACGCGCTGGCGCAACTGATGCAGATTTTCAGGTTGCTGGGTTTCACCGCGGCGGCGTGATGCCAGCAAACCGTTTTGCGCTTGTTGGCGAGAAAGGCCCAGAGTTGATTGTCCCAGAGAGTCGCGGGCTTGTGCTGAACAACGGAATCACCAGCCGCATTCTGGGCATGCTTGGGTCGGGTGGAGCAGCGTCAACGTCTAGCAATGTTACAATTAACGTCAACAACCCTGTTATCAGGAACGAAAACGACATTAGGAAGCTTGCTCAAGAAATTTCTAGGGTTCAGGCAAGCCAGTTTAGGACTGAGGGCGGGAGGCTCTAATGGCTGAAATTCGCGTATACATACAGCCTCGGCTTCCTGCTGCCTCCAGTCAAACAACGTTCTATGACTTCAGCAAGCATGTTGAGTTTGACTCCCTTGAGTGGGAGCAGAACGATCAGGGCAATGCCTCAACAATGCGGGCAAACATCTACAGCATCATGCCCGTCAGCACCACGAACTGGGCATCGTACACAGGGGCGACAGAGGCCATCAAGATCCAAAACGCCATAGACGATCAGTTCTACCACCTTGATATCCCCTCTAGGACAGAGATCCAGATTCGCGACGTATCCACGAGCCCGCACACCATCCTTTGGGGCGGGGTCGTCACAAGGGTTTCTGAGAACAGAGATGGCGGTGCCATTGTTGGCTCCGTTGAGGCAGTGGATTATACCGCGCTCCTTGATGAGGCTGTTGCCCTTGAGTTCACGCCGCTTGCAAACTCAACCATCAAGCAGACCATCACTAGCGGCACGTACACGTTTACCCCGAGCTTTGCTGAGAGGACTGCGGGTC